GGCGTTCACCAGCCGGTTATCCCACGGAGTCACCGTCAGGAAACGGCCATCGGGAGTAAAGCCCGTGTACCCCGTGTTGCTCCAGTTAGAGCCGTCCCACCGCTGGATTGTGTCCGTCCCGTTCGCGGCGAAGATTACCTGCGAGGTCGGGCCACCGAACCGGGCGAAGTAGTGCGGGCTCGCGGTTACTCCCGTAGTGCGAGCTGACCCGACAATCTCACCATTCGTGGAATAGACCTCCAGGCGGTTGCCGGCACCACACACAAGCTGCCTGGTTCCGCCTGTCGTGTAGAACGCGCTCAGGGAGTCGTAGCGATTCGTGGCACCGCCCGTGACTGTTGCGTTATCAGCGATGTTTGCTGTGACACCTGTGCAGCCAGTGAAAGTTGTAGAAGTCTTGCCAGTATAAGCGACCGTAAGCGAACCAATAACTAGCGTCCCAGCCGAAGCAAAGCTGTCAGTGCTGTCCACTGTCAGTGTTGAAGCCCCGGAGCTAACAGCGCCGTTAATCAGCGTCACCGGCCCGAACGCCGCATAACCAGGGCGCTGTCTTACACCGCCACGCTCATCGAACGTCACATTGAGAAGGTCGTACGCCTGCGTCGGCTGCATGACCTCATAGCTGTCGCGGAGATTCAGCCCACCGGAGAACGGGGCAGCGGCGACCGCGTTGTAGGGCATCAGCGATAGTCGGTCGAGTAGCCGTACGTCACGATCAGATCAGTGTCCTGGTGCTGCTGCACCAGCAGACGCTCGCGCATCATCTGAACCAGAGCGTCACCTTCACGCCTGACGATCTGCGCCATCTCCGGGTTATCGGAATCCATGTAGGCGCGGGCGCAGGCGTAGTCAATGATCGCGTACTGGTAGCGCGACGGAATCTCAGGCTGATCGTCGTTGTCGGATAGCTCGCCAGCCAGGCGCAGGTAACGCACCAGCAGCGTGTCGGAACCTACTGGATAGGTGTTCAGCGTTGTCCCTTGCGTGATATAGGCGTAATCCGGGGAGCCCGTGGCCGACAGATCCGGGTAGCTTTCAACCAGGGTGCGGCGGTCAATGAACCCAATGTTGCGGTCAGCGGTCGTGTTCGTCACCGACTCAATCGTTCCCAGGTCGCTGATAATCACCGGAGCCGGGGTGCTAACGCTCGTCTGAAGAAACGGCCAGTCGTCCATTTCCAGAATCTCCATATACGCTTGGTTGATCCACCGCTTAGCGCGGGTCACACCAGCACCGCCATCATCCAGATAGTCAAAGCCGCGAGCGTAAAACTCCGTGAGAAGCTGGGCGAACGTCATGCCAACACCCGTAGACGGCGTAACCGTCTGGGTGCCAGTCGAGGTGATCGTCAGCTCCTCGGCGGCCCAAGTGGTAGGCGAGCCGGCATCATCCCAAGTGACCTGATACTGCCCGACGCTGGCCGGGGCAGTCAGCGTGGCAACGTAGATCCCCGACCCGCCAGGAGTCTCAACGATGTTGCCGGTAGTCCGGGCAATCGTAGTGCCGCCAACACCATCGGTGACACGGACACCAATGGTGCCGGTCAAACCAGTAGGGAATCCCGTAGCCGTGGACTCAAATGATGTTGAGGGCTTTGCGAAGATCACTTAGCTTTTCTTGCCTTTCACGCTGTTAGTCCAGCCATCCTTCATTGACACATGCGCTCGCTGCGCGCTTTCATACCGCTCAGCAAACTCCACCTGACGCTCCTCGGCGCGGTCGCGCTTCTCGTCCTCCATGCGCCGCAGGTGAGCCTCACCCTGCCGGACAAGCCGATCAAAGTTCTCGGGCTTCGTCAGGTCGTTACGGCGCATCATTTCCAGATGCTCGCTGCCGGGCTCCACAAACTCCCCGGCTTCGCCCTGAAGCGGGTAGTAGGTAGCCATCGTCTGCTCGTTATCGCGCCTAACGTGCCAGAAGCCAGGCTTTAGACCCGGCTCGGTAGCACCCTCAGACGCCTTGACCAGCGAGAGCTTCGGATCCATCGCCTGAAGCTCACGGTCAAAATACTTCAGCCACTCATGTCGGCGGCCAAGCCGCTCAAGCTGGCTATCAAGTTCATGGTTGATCTGGGCCGTAGGCGGCACCCAAATATCGGTCATTCAATCCCTCCTAGAGAAAAACAAAGCGCCCCCCGCCCGAAGGCGAGGGGCGCGATGAATCAGGTAAGGCCCGTAAGAGCCGCGTGGCTGTTACGACGACGGACGCCAAGCTGCATCCGGGTCGTAATCTTGCCCGCGTAGGCATCCTCACCCTGGACCCAGGCGAGAGTCTCCCCGCCCGTAATCCTTGACTGCCAGTAGGGGTCACCAGCCGACACGGTGAACAGGTCACCGATGGTCAGGAAGTAGACCGCCTCGTTCTGGCAGTCGGGAACAGCGAACAGCTTGACGCCGTTAATATCAACGCCATCAACCCCACCAGTCGGGGTGCTGTTGTCGTTCGCGTAGCGAACCTGAGCCTGAAGCAGCGTGTACGCCTTGCGCTGCTGCTTGAGGCCCGTAATCACGAAGTCGGCCGGCTTGCCGGTCTTCTGCGCGATTACGCTGTTCTGGGTGTAGAGCAGCGCCAGAGTGATCGCCTGCGACGTTGAATCAACGCCGGCAGCAACCCACTCCGGGTAGCTCGCGGGAGCAAGACCACCGAGAGTCGCGGAAGTGGAAATGATGTTCCGCAGTCCGTTCATCTCGTACGAGGTCGAACCGCTCCGAGTCCCCTTCAGCGACACGAAAGCCGCAGAAGTGGTGGAGATAGCCGAACCGTCAATGGTGATCGTGCTGTTAGCCAGATCGACAGCGGTAATGCCAACGCCCGACGCAAGAGAGGTCGGGTTAGAGGCAGTACCGATATCAACCTTCGCACCAACGCCAATCCAACCGCGCTCAATGGCGTTGTAGCCACTGGTCGTGTTGAGCTGAACCGTGGTGCTGGACGACGTAGTACCGCACTGGGCGATCTGCGCCGAGCCGTCCATGAAAATCTGACGGGAGAGGTTACGGTTGAGGTCATTGACCGCGCCCGAAACCTCCTCATCGACCACGGACGCAACCGAAAGAGCATCGCCCTTCGTCTGGTCAATAGCCGAGCCCTGGATCTTCACCTGGACATGCTGGTTGGTATAGCTCCACTGAGCCTGAGCGTACGACTGGTTACCAGCCGAGTTCAGGGTGCCGCCCGAGGACGACGTAGTGGAGAAGCCCCAGTTCCGACCAATGTGGATCGGGGTCAGGGCGTACTCACCCATCTGGGTGTTCTTCAGCCGCTTAACACGGGACAGGACCGGGTTATCGTTGTAAAGCTGCTCAGCGATACGCTCCTCGGTCCAAGTCTCCTTGAGTGCGGCCTGGATGGTGCTGGGATCAGCAGGCATCTAGGAGTACCTCCGGTACTTGTATTTACAAAATGACAAGCGATCCCAAGTAGGGATCACTCGTTGGCTTCAATCAGGGCTGCAATCCGCTTCCGGCGCTCCTCCTCGTTAGAGAAGTCAAAGCCTTCTTCGGCCTGCTCACCCTGAAGCGGCTGCCGGGGAGCCTTCTTGCTGTCGATCCACTGCTTCTGCTTAGACCCGTAAAGGTCGTCAAGCATCTGCTTCGCGGCCTCAAGCTGCGGGAAACCTTCACGATTCAGGTCCATCGTCGCTGCGATAGACAGAACCGCACGTTGCTCGGCTTCATCCTCAACTCCGAGGCGAGACATTTCCCCATCGGTAAATGACTCAATCTCCTGCAAAATGGCCTGCTCCTGCTGGGCTTCCTTGTAGGACTCCCATTCGGCAGCCAACTGGTCTACGCGAGGGTCTGCAACCGGCTCCTCAAACTCTGAGAAGTCAGACTCCAGGTTGTCCTCGTCTGCGACCTCAAAGCCCGCAGCGGCAGCCAAAGTCTCTGGCCCCACGTACTCTGCGAGCTGGCGAAGCGCATCATCGCGCATTTCTTCATCACTGAGCGCATTGAAAAACTCAGTAGCCGCTTCTGCTTCACGACGAAGCTCAGCGATTTCCTGGGTCTTGCGGGTGTAATCCGCTTGCATCGACTTGTACCGGGACTCAAGTTCCGGCGGCAGGTCTCCGCTTGCGTCAGTAAATGATTCGCTTGCCCCCTCGCCACTTACCGGGGGTGCGTCATTGACCGAATCCCCAATGGGCTGTTCGGTATCCATGTGTTTCTCCTTAGATAACAGCGATCCACAAAGGGGTTGTCGCCTATGAACCGCTCTCGCGGCCTTACCCCGAAACGGGGAAAGATCAAGTGGCAGCGCCTATCGGGGCTTTACGTACTGCCAGGGGGATTATTGGCGCGGGCCTACTGGCTCAAATCGCGCTGCCCGGACCCCCGCTACTGAGGCGGGGCCGGCGGCATCCCCTCGCCGCCGAAAGCCTGCTGGTTCTGGTCGGGCATCGGCTTACCGTCCTGCGGGCGGGCAGCGTTCGCCATCCCGAGCTGCTGGGCAGCCATAGCCTGCTGCATCATCGCCTTCTGCTGCTCCTGCTGTTCCAGCCAGTCAAGTCCCTGGAGGTACAGCAGGATCGCTTCGCGCACCGCTTCAACGGCAAGCTCAAACTCCTGCGTCTTAGCGAAATCCTGAAAGATCGAACGGTGAACGGCAAGGTTGTCAATCCCTGCCCGTGGCATCCACGACGGAACATCCATCCCGTCGGGACCGGCCTGAAGGGGCTCCGCGAGAAACACTTCGGGGCCGGCAAGGATCTTCTGAATGGTGCGGTGCGCCCGGGCCACGTCCAGCTCGTAGGAGTCCACCAGGTCAGCGGCGGTTCCCTGCTCAATGGCAGCCATAGCCTTCTCAGGCTGAACCCAGCCGCGATCCGCGTAAGCCATCACGCGCTGCTCAAGCGCCTGGCGGGTGCGGGGCTCAATGCTTTCGGGGAACACCGTCACATCGACTTGCGAGCGAAGCTGAGCGCCCGTGAAGTCCTGGATGCTTTCCGGGCCAAACCTGCCGTTGATATGGATAAGGCGAGGCTCGGAGTAGTGTTCGGCCACCAGCGTCAGGCAGTGACGCATCAGGCGCGAATGAAACTCCGCTAGGCGCTGAACGAAAGCCTGGCGAGCGGCGTTGTCGCGCTCAATCAGCACCGCCAATGCGCGACCGGAAGCATCAGTCGGCGTGTCGTTCTGGGAGGCGATGCGCTGCATATCTCCAAGCGCCTCGCTCTTAAGCTGTGAAAGCTCCTGCGGGATCGGCGGGGTAGGCCGCCACTCAGGCTTCAAGCCATTGACGGGGTTGTAGACAAACACCGCTCCGGGCTGATCGGTGAGCCGCTGACGCTTCGGGAACGCGCCGAGGGGAGCGAACACCTGCGGCATCAGCGCCATGTTCTTCCACTCAATCTGCTTATTGGTCGCGTCGTTGATCGTGCGCTGGGCATCCAGAAGGTGCCGGACAAGTCCCTGATCGCGGTCAGAGTCCGGGTCAAGGATGTAACTGAGCTTGTGCAGCACCGGCTCATCGACAACACCGCCCTTGCCGTCGGAGAACGGGTAAGCCTCCGGGGGGGTAATGATCTTGCCGTTAGCGATGCAGTACCGGCGTCCCTCGGGGTACTCCGCGCAGGGGCGCTCCAGGTAGTCGGTAATCATTACGAGGTCACGCTTGTCCTTATGCTCGCCCACCACGTACTCCGTGGAGGCGTCCGGCGTGACTTTCGTGCCGGGAATAAAGCCGGGCAGCGCCTTGACCTGCTCAACGCTCATGGCTCTACGCACGATGTACCAGCGGGCATCCTCAAAGCGCACACCCGGCTCCCAGCCAACCTCGTTCGGGCCAAGAACCTCGATCCGCACATCGCCCAAACCGACAACCTGCCCGTTCTCGTCCTTCACGAACGGGGGAACACTTGAATCCCAGTACGGCCAGGCGAAGCCCTCATCGGCTACGACGGCGTAAGTGACGACCTGCTCGGTGACGGTGCGAATATGCCACTCATCAAAGCCGTAGTAGGCAACCTTCTGGGCAACGGCAGCAGCCGACACATCATCCGGGTCGCTGGTAGACGGGTTCACCGAATAGGAGGGAACACGCTGCGTAGCGTAGGCGACCTCCTGCCGGACAATCGGCCCGATCAGGTTGCGGGTCGTACGGACCCGGTGACGGGGCTTGCCGCCCTCGCCAAAGAGAACACCCTGCTTGACCAGCCAGTTCTCCTTGTTGCGGTAGACGTACTGGTTGCCGCGCCAGAAGCTAAGACACTCGTTGCGCTCAGGTGCCTTGTCGTCAATCTGCTTCTTGCCCTTGTCGATGCGCTCGCTGATCGCCTTCGGAACATCCTGATTGAGCCCAATGGCTTTCTTCAGGTCGTCAATACCCGCCATCACTCACCCAGCATTTCTTTAGCCATCGTGAAATCCTCATCGTCGTCAAACTCCACGAAATGCCGGGGCAGCTCAACGTCAAGAGCCTCCTGCGCCTGAACAGCATTGGCGGTCATGGGGTCTTGAATCCTCTGGAGCAGCGAGGCGCGGTCAGCAGCCGCAGCTTCACGCTCCCGCTCAATCAGGCGGGAGAAAGCAAACTGCTGATATGCGATAACAGCAAACGCCAGGGCGAGCCCGGCAAAAAGATAAATCAAGCCTTCGCCTTCGGTTTCGCCGGCTTGCGGCCCGGGCGCTTACGCGCCGTGAACCCCGCCGACTCCATTACGTCAATCGCCTCAATGCGCTTATCGGCTTCGGAAAGCTCAAGTTCAAGCTCCTCAACCCGCGCCTCAAGACCCGCGATCTTGCCCTCAGCCTCATACTCCATGCCGAGCTTGCGAGCAACTTCTTCGATGTAGCTGACCGACAGGTACACCCTCGGATCCACCAGCGCCGGGGTCAAGAGCGTATCCACGAAACCCCTGGCGTCCTGGTCGCTCATCGTTGCGATGCAGTGACCGGGGGGAAGCTCACATCTGTCCACCACAACCAGCGCATCGTCCTTCGGCACAACTGCCATCAGTAATCCTCCATTTCGTAACCCTGCTTCACCGCAAACTCCCGCGTCTTAATCGCGGCAGTGACAGCAAAACCCATTGGGTCATTCAACATCCTTGACCGGACTTGGCCCGAGGCCGGCGCGAACACCGCCCGGTAAAGCCCGCCCCTTACCGGAACGAACACGGAACAGGCACCAGCATCCAGCAGATCCAACGCCTCGTCGTACTGAGGGGTAAACAGGTTCACCCCAGCTCGCCCATAGGCCCAGACTGAATCTGGTACTCCAGCATTTCGTTCTCCCACTCCGGGTCGTAGGTGTCGGGAATCCACCCGAGCTGCTGGCGGGGCTCCTCCATTTCCTCCAGCGGCTTCCACGCCCGAGCCATCAGCGCGTACCTCAAGGCATCCAGGCGGTGATCGTTGCCCTTGATTGGCTTGATAACCCCATCGTCGCGGGACTCAAGAGCGTAATCGTCTGCCTCAGCGCGAAGGCCACGGCACTCAGGATTAACCCTCAACCGCCCCTGCTCAATGCGCTGCTTGACCTGGAAAAACCCAGCCTCAAAGTTGTTCTGCCCGTTCTGGGTGGGGATGCCCTGACGAATCAGCTCCGACTGCACCGTGTCGCTATTGACCTGCGCCCGCTGGCGGGAAGCAGGGTCAATGACGTAAATGCACTCGCGGATCCCCCACTTCTTATTTGTGCGCTTGATCGCTTCGGCGTACTCAACGGGGGTTAGATCCTGAAGCAGTACCTCGTCAAAGACGTAGGCCACGTTGTCCTTATCGAATCCGACCCAAACCATCGCCGCGTTTCGGATTCCAGGGTCAATCCCCACAACAACGTCCCACACCTGCCGATTAGCAGCAGACTCGTTCCCCGACCATTTCCTTGACTGGCTGGTGTACCAGTCCGTCCACCCACCCTGCCGTCCCTTCTTGTTAGGTGGATACGGGCCGGGGGTAACGCACTTCTCAAACTCGGGATAAGCCAAACCTCCAATGTCAATGAAGTCACCGAACTCCACCGCTCGCCGCCAAACGTCCGGCTGAGCATCCAAAGCGGCCTTAACGCCGTCCTTGCTCAAGGTCGGGTTGTCGTGGATCGAACCCCGGATAACGGTTATGTCCGGGCTCTCACGGTTCTTGTAAATCTCGCGGCGAACCCAAGTCGTGTTCGTCGTCAAGGGAGTCATGGCGAACATCTCAAAGCCGTCGTACTGCGCCAGGCGCACCTTGCACTCGCGGCGAATCTCCCACGGCGGCGGCTCGTCATACCCGACAAGGTGCATCGAGGAACCAGCAAACATTGAGGGATCCTGCACGTAGGTCTTGAACTCAATCCACGACCCGTTAGCGAACTGAAGCATCCCAAGCTGCTTGTGATACGCCTTAGCGAACGAGTTGCCCTTCAGTGCCTTCGGGGGACACCACAAACGAAGCTCGGGAAGAATCACAGTTTCAAGCACCTGGAACGACGGACACACCAGCCGGCACTTAGTACCCGGATAATCCGTGTTCACGCCCGGAGTCCACTTCTTGAACTCCATCATCCACTCAGGCACCCACTCCGGATCCAGGCACTCAACAATCGTCCTGACCAGCAGAGCAGTCGTCTTACCGAACCTGTTGCCCGCAAACGCCGCGATAATGCGCGTCTGAGCGTTCCAGAACGCCACCTGCTGCTCATTATCGGCGCGAACCTTATAGAGCGGATTACCTTCAATCCGCTCGTCAAGCTCCTGAAGAAGCCTCTCAGCTTCCTCACGCTGCTCAGGGGTTAGCTGATCCAGCACCCCCTCAGGAACCTGCACTACCGCTCCTTCAGCTTCTTCTCCAGCATCGCCTTCGTATCAAAAGGCTCACCCTCAGACTTCTGCTCGGGCTTCTCCTCAGGCTCGTCCTTCTCAGAGTCCTCAGACTCCTGGGGCTCGTCAGGCATCGCCTTACTCCCGGCCAAAGCCAGGATCAGCTTCTTAACCTCCTGCTCCGAGAAAGTGATCCCCGCCATCACTTAAAGCCCTTCACAGTCCGAACCCACTCCTTACCGGACTTCACATACCCAGCGGCCTTGAACGCCTTACGCTTCTCAGCACGAACCTTGCGCTGAAACTCCGTCGGAGCCTCCGCGCCACCCGTCTTGGAAGCCTTCGACTTATAGCCGGCAGTCGGGGCCAAACCAACCCGAACCCACTTGCCATCAACCTTCTTCATGCCCTTGTCGTAAAAGCCCTGACGCTTAGCGGCACGACGCTTCTTCACAATCTCACTAACCGGATCCATCACATACCCCGCATACGGTCATAGCGCGGCAGCCGAGTCGGCTTACCCCGCATTTCACGCCCAGGCATAGCCGGCAACGAGCCCCCGCCCCGGCCAGGAATACGCAACCCACGATTAACCCGCACCCCCCGCTTAGGGGGATTCGTAGTTGCCATCGGGCCATCCTTACGCATAGCCACCAGCTTCCGAAGCAGCTCAACCTTCCGTCCCATAGACGGATCAGGCCCAAGATTCTTCTTCACAGCACCAGCAGCAACCCGCTTCATCGGATCCATCTACTTCTTTCCCTTCTTGCGAACCAACCGACGCTTCGCATTTTTTTCACTGACCTTCCGGCAAGAACCAGGCGCACACGGCTTCACACCCGGCACACGCCCATAACCCGCCCAACAATCACAAGCCACCTACTCCACCGTCCCACGACGAGGATCATTCCCCTTATACGGAGCCTTATAGCCCTTCGGGAAACCGCCGAAACGACCCTTCCGCTTCATCCCGCGCCGAACAAGACGCTTGAACGCCCTCTCCCGCTTCTCGTAATAACTCTTAGACTTCATCGGACCTGGCATCAAACACCCTTCTGAGCCACACAAAGGCTCTCTAACGACAACACAGAAAAAAGACGACCAACCACCCAACGGAGTCCCACGACACCCCTAGAGGGGTTCCATTCACCCCACCCCCCCTTTTGATCTGAAAAATCTCTGGGCGTCAGGAGATATATATACGCGGGTAACGGTGAGCCTGACCCCTCCCCTCCCCCCCTACCGAGGTATAAACCCGGATTCCGGTTTCTGGCCGGGGGGGTTTTCGGGTTTTGAGCCCTGCCACTAGCTCGCGCCGGCTAAAGACTCAATGATCGCAGGGGGATAAACCTATGAGGTGGATAGGTATAGCTGGGACCAGGGGCGGCGAGGTTTATACGCGGGCGCGTTAGCCGTCGGCGCTGGCCCTAAGAAACTGTTGACCGGGGCGAGGGGCGAGGGATGGCCGGCGACGTATATACGCCGGGCGGGTTGACACGTCCGATGCGGGCGTGATAGTGTCACGCTAGTTGTGTTCGCTAACTAATGGAGGCTAGGAATATGTCGTATTCGATTGGGGATATGTTCGCGGTTCGATTCGGTACGGGTTCCGGGCGTGGCGTGTCGGTCACGGCGCCGGGGAACCTTTACATCGGGGAATGGTGCGTGGATACTGATGGCGCCTGGATTGACGGGATGCGCGAATGGCTTGGTGAGAATCCCGGCCATGATGACCGCCCCGTAATGCTGATCGCCCGTAACGGGATGATTGGCGCGACGTATTGGGATGGCGTAGAGGCTTACGCTTTCGATCATTACGACGAAGGCGGTGCAGCGTGACCTCGCTGCGGGAGCTAGAGGCGCTAGAAGGCGTGGAAACCTGTTGCAGCGTCATCGATCAAATGGTCGGCCGGGGTATTGCCCCTAATGAGGCTTTCCGGCAGCTGTTCGCCATCGACCCTGTAGG